AGATGGATATTAATATCAGCCGTATTGCAGAACCGACCTACATGAGCTTGCCTAATAAGCTGGCGCAAGGGCGACCAATTCAGGTTTGGTTTAACCGTCAGTCTGGGCAAGAGAACACGACCAATGTTACCTTGATTGGTGGAATTAGCGCATCCGATACCACTATTACAGTGTCGTCGGTCGCTGAGTTAACCACGTCTGGGTTTATTAAAGTTGGTACGGAAACGATTAGTTACCCCAATGTTGACCCTGTAAACAACCAATTACTCAACTGCGCTCGTGGACAAAACGGCACAACTGCCGCTGCGCACCTTACTCTAGCTGCGGTTTCAGTACAGAATTTACCTTGTGTAAATGTCTGGCCAACGCCTAACGCCCCTGGTGACCAGTACATGTTCGTGTACTACCGGCTGCGCCGTATTCAGGACGCGGGTACGGGCGTGACAGTTCAAGATATTCCGTTCCGGTTTATCCCCTGTATGGTGGCGGGGCTGGCGTATCAACTGAGTATGAAGCTACCGGATGTGGACCCAATGCGTATTTCAGCGTTAAAAATGGATTACGAGCAGCAGTGGGATTCAGCCGCTGCGGAAGACCGCGAAAAAGCACCATTGCGGTTTGTACCGAGAAATATGTTCTATGCCTAATCAGTTCGCATCAGGTAAGAACTCAATTGCAGAGTGTGACCGCTGTGGGCAGCGGTATATGCTCAAAGAGTTACGAACTCAGACGGTTAAAACGCGTCCGTTTAAGGTTAAAGTTTGCCACGAGTGTTGGGACCCTGATCACCCGCAGTTGCAGTTAGGTATGTATCCGGTGAACGACCCGCAAGCAGTGCGAGAGCCGCGCCCAGATGTAAGCTACCAAGTATCCGGCAATAGCGGCTTGCAGATTTTGCTGACCAATAGTACCGCTCCAGATGGGTTTGGTTACCCAGAAGCGGGTAGTCGAATCTTCCAGTGGGGGTATGCCCCCGTTGGTGGGGCGAGTGGGTTTGATACCCTTTTAACCCCGAATAATTTGGTATTAGCGGTAGAACTTGGTACAGTTACAGTTACCGTCACATAAGGAGCTTAAAATGGACAAAGCAGATTTGAAACAAGACAAGAAGATGATGGCTGGAGCCGTGCATAAGCATGAGAAGAAGATGCATCCAGGCCAACCTATGACCAAGCTGGCCAAAGGTGGCAAGACTAATCTTCAGATGAAGCAGCTGGGGCGAGGTCTGGCCAAAGTGGCTAACCAGAAGAAGTCTTCATTCACCTATAAAAAAGGCGGTTGATATGGCCAAATTTAGTCAAAAACAAGGCGGCAAAGAAGTCGGCAGTGCCGAAGTCTACGCTAAACCACATACTATGGATGGTAATGCTGGTGTGGACATTAAGAATAGTGGCTATGACGGCGGCAATCGTTTCACTGCTAATGATGTGAACATGTCCGTTGGTAACATCAGCCGTGATCCATACAAAGAGCCTAAGACAACAGGTATCAAAACTCGTGGCAATGGCTGCGCTACTAAAGGCACGATTGCTCGTGGACCAATGGCGTAATCATGAACTACACACAACTGTTCAGCACTATTCAGTCGTACACGGAAAATACTTTTCCAGATTTTACGCTGGCTGACGGTTCTATTGAAACAACTGCTGAACAGATTAACCGGTTTATCCAACAGGCTGAACAGCGTATTTATAACTCGGTGCAGTTCCCGTCTATTCGCAAGAATATGATTGGTAATTTGCAGTCGGGTAATAAGTACCTAAAAGCGCCTGATGATTTTCTGGCTGTGTACTCGTTGGCGGTTATTGAGAACTATGGCACGGCTACTGAGACGTATGAGTTCTTGCTGAACAAAGACGTTAACTATATTCGTGAGGCGTACCCTACTCCCGCTGATACGGGGCTACCTAAATACTACGCGTTGTTTGGTCCGGCTATTGTAGGAAGTGCGATTACTAATGAGTTGACGTTTATTCTTGGGCCAACACCAGACGCTGCGTATACCGTAGAGCTACACTTCTACTATTACCCTGAGTCAATTACCACTGCTGGGTCTTCATGGCTTGGCGATAACTTTGATACGGTGCTGCTGTACGGTACTTTGGTAGAAGCGTACACGTTTATGAAAGGTGAGACTGATTTGCTTTCTGTATATGAGGGCAAATACAAAGAAGCGCTGGGTCTGGCTAAACGTCTGGGCGATGGTATGGAGCGTCAAGATGCGTACCGTTCAGGTCAATATCGACAGGCGGTGACCTAATGGCGTTCACAGGTAATTTCTCGTGCAATACATTACGATCCGGTTTAATAGACGGGACGTTGAAATTTGCAACGGATACATTTCGTTTAGCGTTGTACACAAACTCGGCCACCTTAAATCAAACTACTACGGCCTACACATCAGATGGTGAAACCTCTGGTGGTAATTATGTGGCTGGTGGTCAAGTAGTAGTTGCAACGGTCAGTACGGCGCTTGACGCAAGTGGTAGTACTGTTTATGTTAATTTTTCGAGTCCAGCTTGGACTGGCGCAATTACGGCGCGTGGTGCGTTGATCTATGACGTTACTACTGGCGCGGCTGTTTGTGTTTTGGACTTTGGAAATAACGTAACATCAACTGGTACTTTCACTGTAACGATGCCAGCTAACACTGGCACGACTGCACTCATTAGACTTGTATAAGGGGAAGATATGGCATTGGTTACAACAACTAAAGGTGAAATGGACGAATCCTTGCTGGAGAAGCGCGAGGGTAATGTCGATAACGATAATGAATACACTACGTGGGTAGAGTATTGGTTAGATGGCGAACTGGTACATCGTTCTGCCCATGTTCAATTGAAAAAAACGGTGGGGCTAAAAGTTGAAGCCGCATCTTTCGGTTAATTTTTAAAGGAGCCTCAAATGGCTAATACACAAAGCATGTGCACCTCGTTTATGCAACAGCTTATGGTTGGTGAGCATCAGCTTGGCACCGCAACGCTTGTTTCGCGCACCAGTTTGACTGCACCAACTACCGACACGCTTAAAGCTGCTCTGTATCTAGCCTCTGCTACGGTAAACGCAAGCACCACAGCATACAGTGCTAGTAATGAAGTGTCAGGCACTGGCTATGTCGCTGGCGGAGTAACGGTAACTAATGCAACAGCGCCAAACTCTACTAACGCATCGGCAACAGCGGGCGTGGCTTACTGGACTCCATCGGCAAGTATTACATACACGACAGTAACTTTGGCTACTGCGTTTGACGCGGTGTTGTTGTATAACTCTACGCAATCCAATAAGGCAATTAGCGTTCATACCTTTGGTTCGCAGACTATTACTGCCGGTACGTTTACATTGACGATGCCGTCAAATACAACTACAACCGCACTGATCCGTCTGGCTACAACCTAATAGGAATAGCGGGGTAACTCGCTGGAGCAGCTATGTCTTTTGGAATATTTGCATTTTCTGAAGCTGCTTTTGCTGCGTTACCCGCGCCCGCAAATGTGGAGGTTGCCCTTACGGGGGTAACAGCCAGCGGGGCTGTAGGATCAGTTACAGAAACAAGTACAAAAGCACTTACTGGGGTTGCAGCAGTAGGGGCGGTAGGCAGTGTTACTGAAACAACCAGCGTAGCTCTTACGGGGGTTACAGCATCTGGCGCAGTAGGTACGGTAACTTACGCGCAGATTATAACATTAGCAATTACTGGCGTTGAGGCAATAGGTTCGGTAGGCACTGTTACCTCAAATATTGTTGTTACTTTAACGGGTGTTGAAGCAGTAGGGGCGGTAGACTCCGTACTATTTGTTAAGACGGAAGCACTTACTGGCGTTGAAGCCTCGGGCGAAGTTGGTACAGTATTAGTAGATGAACGGGCTATTGGACTAAATGGGGCGCAAGGCTTTGGTGAAGTTGGATCAATTGGAATTCTTGGGATTGAAGCCGGGCTGCAAGGCGTTGTAGCTACAGGCGAAGTAGGCACTGTAGCTCTTGCTGATCGTGAGATTGCGCTGACCGGCGTAGAGGCTGCGGGCGCAGTAGGTGATGTTACTGAAGAAAACAACCCAACTGAAGATGGCGTTGTAGCGACAGGTGCAGTAGGATCAGTAGGGTCTAGCCGCACGGTGGCCATAACAGGGGTACAGGCTAGAGGACAAGTTGGCACAGTAGATAAATTCTATTGGTCTATCATAGATGATAGTCAAACCCCAACTTGGCAAATAATAAGTAATTCACAAACACCGACTTGGGGCCTAATAAATGCGGAACAGACTCCAGATTGGCAAGATGTTGAAATGACTGTGTAAGGATAAATTATGGCCGTAACAAATTTTACTCCCCTACTTGGCCTTGCGTTGCCAACAACCGGCGATTTGTCTGGTACGTGGGGCACGACGGTCAACACCGCAATTACTGACTTGCTTGATGATGCTGTAGCAGGTACGGTTACACTTTCGGTAGACGCAGATGTCACGTTAACGACAACAAATGGCGCAGACAATCAAGCACGTAACGCGGTAATTTTGTGGACCGCCAGTAACGGCGCTACCACTCGAAACATTACGGCTCCAGCGCAGAGTAAAGCCTATGTGGTTATCAATGCAGGTACTGGCTCTATTGTGGTTCGCGGCTCTGGTCCGACGACAGGCGTAACAATTCCCTCTGGCACTCGCGCATTAGTAGCGTGGAACGGTTCTGACTTTGTAAAGATTGTTAGTAACCCGGTGGTGCTAACCACGGACGTATCTGGCATTCTTCCAGTCGCAAACGGAGGTACAGCTACCGCTACTCCATCGCTGGTAGCGGGCGCAAATGTCACTATAACTGGCACATGGCCTAACCAGACCGTTGCCGCCGCAGCACAAAGCTCAACATTCAGTGAATTAATTACCGTCACAGGCACGGCGTCAACTGCTGGCGGCATTGCCCTGGGTGAAGATTCGGATAACGGGGTAAATACTGCTACCGTAAAAGCGCCAGCGGCTATTACTTCTAACTACACAATGACGCTCCCCCAAACCGATGGGG